GTGATTAGCTGGTATTGATATTTGTGTTTCTCCGCCGGCTACATTAGTTAAATCTGTTCTAAATAAAGACTCAGTTGAACCGTTAAAAGCAAATCTATAAAAATAATTACCAACAATAACCGCGCTATAGCTACTAAGATAAGAGCCATTAGTTGAGAATTGATAACTTCCAAGATACATGAATGATTTTGTTTCTGGTATAAATTTAAAAGCCCTAATTTTTCCTGAATATGCTGGAGACGACTGACTTGTTGTTAAAACTAAATAATTACCGTCAAAAGCAGATGCTTCTATATTTTCATTTGCACCACCACCGCTTTGAACTGCCCATGGTAATCCAAAAGATTTATATGGAATTTTCATGTTTGTTAGTTGACTTCCGTCCACGGCTGGTAATTTAGCATTGGAGTCTAACGCAATAATTTTATTTGCGTCTGTCCCGCTTGGAATAAAACCGAGAGCAATTTTTCCGGCCGCATTTAAAACAGGCACCTTGCCACTGTCACCAACGCCACTTGATGTCGTTATAAAGTCTGATGCTAAAATGTCGTAACCTGCTGATATTGCCATACTATTCTAAGTTATCCACAGGGCCAAGCCTGATTGGTAAGTTTTTTAAATCTTCATCTGTTTCGATGTCTTTGGTTGTGCCATTGTAAGTTATTGACGTGATAGGCCACTCCTCTCGGCTAAAACTATTTAAAAAGTGATACAGAAAATTGCTGGCCGGTAAGCCGTAGTTATCCTCTGGGTCGTAGTCGAAACTGAATTGAATTGTTACTTTTTCTATTGCCATATTATCAGCTTAAAGTGTAAACACAAGACACAGTCATTGATTCGCTCGCCGACTTTGTCCAGCCTCCGGTTAAAGCGTGGGTAAACATTTGGCCGGTATTGGCACTTGCTGTGCCGTCAATAAACGAACCAAATTCTTGGTATGTTCCATTTGTATCTGCCTTGGAATAATAAAAATCAATAAATGCTACGTTGGCCGAGTAACTTGCCGATGCTACAACCTTACGGAATACCTCGACAGTCATTTGAGTGTTGGCATTAACCGGGACTGTTGCCGATGACCCAAGCGCACCATAATTAATGATGCCGGTGTAGGTTGTCACATTCGCTAAACGCTGAGCTACAACTGATCGGCCAGCGGTGACAATAATGTTATCCACAACATATTCCCTGACTTTGAATAGACGTCTAAGCTCTGCGGTCATCTGATAATACGCATCACGGTTAGCCGGGGTATGTTTTGTTTTAATTAAATTTTCAATCTGATGCTCAATAGCGATTGCTCGTTTGCACGACATATCAAAAATTTCGGCAATTTGACGACCCTTAATGTTTGAAAATTCGTTGATATTATTTTGCATAGATTTTTATTATTTGGACAGATTTAAATAGATTTAACTCCATTCACTTCCGTTCCATTTAGCTTGCTTAGTACCACTCGGTGCATATTTCCATGGTGGAGTGGTATTTGATTTTGATATTGATTCGGTCATCGTAGCCGATTCAGCCACCGAGTATATTTTTGGATTGCGGGTTATCACTTCGCCAATTATTACTTCCTCATCAATTAATTCTACGCGGTCAACCTGCTCGAGTGCAGTCGCAACAATTTCCGGCGTTGCTAAGCTCTCGAGGAAGGATACGGCATTCAATAATTTACCCCCGAACCTGATGAAGTAATTATACTCTATATTGACGCCATCTTCAATAAGTGTCGTTTGCACCTCTTGAATTAAAAAATTTGTATCAGTCATTATCCCCCAGGATGGAAGGTTCAGCGTGATTTGTTGTCCAGTGTGAAAATATGATCCGGCTTGCAATATTCCAGTTCTGGTGTTTATAAATCCGTTAACTAGCGGGTTTGCGTATTGTATTAATTCTTTAATTGCGCGCTGTCTGGCCTCATCCTTAGACGTAATGGATGCATCATCGATTACATAAGCGTGGATGCCGTCACCGCCCTCCAGTGCCTTCATAGCATTAACGCTATTTGATGAACGCATCGGGGTAATGATTGGGATGGCGTATTTATAAGAAACTACAATGACATCGGTCGGGGATGGTATTGGGTTGCCAACCACTACCCGGACGTAAGGCGGAACGTTAGCGTTCCACATAAAATATTTACCAGCATCACCGTCTGGGTCTTGACCAAATGTTCTAGACACTCCGTTTAGTTTAATTGATTGAATAGCGACTGGAACTTGCTCGAGTGGAAATGATACGGCTGTTCCGTCACCCTTAAATGACTGATCAGAATAATTATCGGTTATTGTAGTTCCACCTTTGACATATATAAAATTTCTTATTTGGGTTAAATCAGTGTCAATCTGAATGTCCATAAAATTGTTACTGGAATCGGTTATTTCCTCGGGTGCGCAGGAGTCGTCGCTTGGCTTAAAATGAATATCTTTTTCAAAATCAACCCACCAAACATATCCGGTCAGGGCGGTTAATTTTTCAAAGCATTTACGAAGGTCGATGTGGTTAAACGAAACGGTTGTAATGGTTGGTCCGGTGTCAACGTTATTAATTGTTAGTGCATAGCCTGAGTTAACGTATTTGGTCACCAAGTCATTAACAATATAACCTAGCGTCTGGCCACTATAGCTTTCCTGGGCTACCTTGTTGTTAATAACGTAAGTGTAATCTGTCGCCTCAATATCATAAACAAATAGCTGGCCAACGCCAGTTTCTGCCGGAGAAACCCTAGACACAAATCCTCCAAATAAAAACCTTGAGCCGTCTTTCAAAACTATTTCCATGCCCTGGGACGGTGCTGATTGGTTTGGATTTTTGGTAATTTGTAGACGTAAAACATTACAACGATTTTGTAGTTGCTCGGTTATTGTTGCACTATTTGTCTTGTATTGAGGCAGGTAATTTGTACCGGCGATCGTTAATGTCAAACTCATAGGTATAAAACATGGCTAAAATAGGTATAATTATACCTATTTTTTATTAAGATATTTTATGATTAATCATTAATGGGCGGAAGTAATCATCTATAATGCGTCTTATTTCACTTGGGTTGCCACCACTAATGTTGAATACTGGGGCATAGGTAACGTTGCCTCCTAGCTGGTTGTTTGGTGTGATCATCCCTGACCCGCTCGGTGAGAAAATCTCCGGGCCATTCTCTCCAACCAAGTAAGTACCGCCGGCGTTAACTGGTCCACCCTCAGCTCGTTTACCACTTAGCGAGATGTTGCTGGTGACTGTCTTGAGTGATGCCATGTTCTGGGCTGACTGGACGCTGGCAATGGCCGAAGCAAGTTGTTGGTAGGCTTTTATTTCCTCTCCAATTGTTTCCACGGTATATTTTTTTTGGTCATCCATTATTGCTTTATAAGATGCGTTGGCCTCATCAAGCATTTCCTGAATTGTTTTTTGCTTAGTTTTATATTGTGCAGTTTCATCAAGTAATTGTTGTACATATTCCTTCCATTGCTTGACGTAGTCGGCTTGTTTTTGATTGTAATTTTCTTGGTCAATCAAACGCTTTTCATCGTAGCTTTTTTTGTAAGCTGCAATTTGTTCTTGGTATTCAGCTGCGTCTTGAGCTTGCTTAGTCTTGAAGTCCTCGATTGATCTTTGTAGGTCAGTCAACCCTGCTCGGCGGCGTGCCTCAACCACATCGCCTTCAATTGATTTAATAAATTCAGCCTGGCTATCGTATGATTTTTGCTCCTTATCTAACTGAGCCTGTAAGTCCAACACTTTTTGGGCGTATGTTTCTTTGGATATTTGTGTTTTTAAATCAGCGATCTTTTGCTCCTCGGCTATTATTGCCCCAGCTACGGAAGAAGTATTATTTTGTTGTTTTTGGCCGTATGCTCTTGATGCTTTATTTATATTTTCTGCCAGTGTGGCCGCATCAGCGGATGCTTGTCTAGTAAATTCCTTGGACATACGATCCATATTTTCATGGAGATCCTCTAGATTTTTGCTAATACTTTTAACGTTGTTGTCATGCTCAAATGATAATTTTTCCAATTCAAGTTTACCTTTTTTTCCAAAATCCAAATATTCCTCTTTAAGGTCTTTGACGGCTTTGGCGTGTTCTTCGGCGGCTTTTTTTGCTGCCTCTGATGCTTTCTTTGCTTCTTCGGCGGCTAAGGTAGCCTTACTTTTTCCACCACCTCCGCTTGCTTTATACGTCGGTACGTATGGTTTATAAGGTGCCGGTGCTTTAATATTATTTACAGCTTTATTATAATCAGTGGCTGATTTTTCTGCCTCTTTCCAGGGCTTGGTGACATTCTGAGTTAAAGCATTTCCTATCGCACCACTACCTATTGTTTGGGATGAAACTAGACTGTTAACATTGGCTTTTACTTCTGTAATACCGGTGTTTGCAAATCCTAAACCATCAGCCATGTCGGACATAGTCCGCTCAATCATATTTCCTGGTGCGCCAGCTAAGATATCAATTAATCCTGACAGGCCTAGTGTTATATTACTAATAGCCCAAACAAATCCCGGGCCAACAGTTTCGGTTATGTTTTTTAATGAATCGGCAAGAGAAACAAGAGATGTAGTAATACTTTCAATTGCCTCTTTCCCCTCCTCGGTATTATTTATCCAGTCGGTTAATTCGTTTGCGTCATCCCTTATTATTTCTGATAAAGTTTGAACGGTCGGCATTAATTCGTCGCCGATGGCTTGTTTCACTTCTCCAATTGCAGTCTTCATTTGTTCCATCGGGTTGGCTGATTCCTTGGCTAAATTTCCAAACTCTGTTTCAAGCTCGCCTAAAATAATCTGCTGAGCTTTTGCCATTTGACCGCCTTTTATAAATCCTTCAATTTGTTTTTTTTGAACATCACTAAAGACCACACCGACTCGAGTAAGACGGCTAATGCCTTCCATCGGATCGTTCAAAGCCATGCCCAATTGGATTGCCGTGTCACGTAATTTACCAGCATCCGGGGTAAGGCCATTATTCATAGCGGTTGCCATGTTAACCATTGCCTCGGTTGCTTGAGGAAAAACCTCCTTGCCAATGTGGGTAAAAG